ATCAACGGCCTTTCCTATGTTCATAGCCTTTGGGAAACCTGTAGCATATGTCCAATAGATTGGTGTGTATCCAATCTCAAATCCAACATCTTCTAACATCTGTACCATTCTGTATTGAACATCACTTCTTGGTGCACTCATTACGAATGCAAATGAACCTGGTTTCAATACTCTCAATGACTCTTCAAATATTTCTTTAGGTGGCAACATCTTATCCCAAGACTTACCCATAAATCCATATCCATAAGGTGGATCAGTACAGAGTAAATCTACTGAATTATCTTTGAGTTTTTTTAACTCATCAATACTATCTCCATTGATTAGTTTACTGTTCTCCATATAAATTTTTCCTTTTTTCCTTTCTACGTTGTTCGATTTTCTTCAATCTATACCTTTCCTTAGCCTTCTTTAGAATCTTGGTCTTATTACGCTCATAGTGGTCCATCTGCCATTTTCGTTGAGCTTCGAGTTTCTCTTCTTCGGTATAATATTTCTTTTTACGACCCATTATTTATCTTAGCAAACCTATTAAGTTGAGTCCAAGTTTGCATTATCCAACTATCCATATTTGGTAAGGCACCAAACATCCTATCTTCCATAAACATCTTTTGGAAAATTGGTTTATTTAATTCAGGTATTTTACCATTTACTATTCTGTTAATCTTTAATTTAGCACCACCACTAATATCCACATCTGATAATTGCATCAATCTGTGATTAATATCTATAGTATCTTGATTATCAAGTATTAGATTGTAAAATCTCTCTCCTTGATGTTTATGTGCTTCTTTAATTACATCATCATATGATATAACCTTTCCTTCTATGCCTAAATCAGGAAAGTGTTTTAGTAAGGTCTTGGCACCAATACCCTTTACTCCTTTAATATTATCGGAAGTATCACCTTCAAAAACTCTACTTAATAGCAGATTTTTAGATGTTACCTTGTATTCCTCTAATATCTTTTCAGGATTGTAAAGTTTCTTTTTGGTGGGAGACCAAACTGAAATTCTATCATTTACCAATTGTAAGAAATCCTTATCGGTACTCATGATAATAACATTGCTCTTTGGCAATATTTGTTTTGCTATATAACCTATGGCATCATCTGCCTCAATACCATCAATGGACATTATACTCAAAGGTAATTTCTCTAAGTATTCTACACAACGAGATAATTGCATCATCATTGAGTGTCGCTCATCTTCGATATTTTCAAAATCGTTTACACGATTGAGTCGGATTTTCTTTGTTCTTCGTTTCGCTTTATATTCCGGATAAAGTTTACGGCGGCGGTTGCTCCCACCAGTTCCATCAAATGTTATGATGGTGCGAGTGGGAGCTAACATTTTTACTGCGTAACCAACTGACTTTAAAAAACCAACTATTCCACCAATGTGAATTCCATCATCATTAGTAGTTGGTATCACACTAAATACTCTAATAAAAGTATTTAAGCCATCTATTATCAGTACTTTTTCATTGGGATTTGTTGTGTCCGTTTTACCGCCGTGTTTCTTTATCTCATCGAGAATAGAAAGGTACTTACCATTATTCAACACCGACCACTTCATCCGTATATACTACATCATCAATACCTAAATCGGCTGATTGATATTTTAGTATAGATACTTCACAGATTAAATCATAAAGGTGTTCTTTTAATCCATCAGTTTCGTCTAATTTCCTTTCAAAGTCCTTAGATTGAAATTTGATATCTTTACCTTTATATTCTAAAGTGTACCAGGCTCCAGCAATTTTCAAGAGTTTATGTTCTTTCAACACCGTTAGCCAACTTCCCATATCATCTATACCACTATCGAAGTATAAATTGAAATCGGCATGACGTAAAGGTGGTCCCAAACGATTCTTGATAATTTGACATCGGGTTTTCATACCCAATACATTTTTTGCTGTGTCTTTGATTTGTCCCATATTCTTTAATCGAATACGAGTTGATGAGTGAAAAGGTAATGCCTTACCACCACTTGTAGTCCAAGGATCACCGAACATTACTCCGAGTTTTTGTCTGAGCTGATTNGTGAATACGAGAGCTATTCGTTCTCGTCCAATCATTTGAGTAATCTTTCTCATCGCTTTTGAAACGATAATTGCTTTACTCGTTGCCCAACCATCTTTCTCAAAATCGGCTTCCATTTCTACTTTGGTTGATGCCCCTGCCAAACTATCCACAAGGATCGTAACTAACCTTTCTCTATCTGATTCTCTAATCTTAGTGACTATGTTTTCAATACATTGAAATATATCTTCTACTGTTTCCACATGAAGATATAATAGATTTTGAACATCTACACCAATAGTTTCTAACCATTCTCTACTAACAGATGTCTCAGTATCAATGTAGACTGCAAGNCCACCNTTNTTCTGAGTTTCTGNGAGAATGTGAGTTCCTATTAGAGATTTACCACTCGATTCTAAACCATTAATCTCTGTAATTCGTCCTACGGCTATTCCACCATTTGGACGATTAGAAATTGCTAAATCTAAAATCGATGAACCAGTTGATATAAATTCCTTGATATCAGTTGGAGTGGCATTTGAACCATCTAAGAAATAGGCTACCTTCGTATCCTTGAACTGTTTATTAAGGTTATCGGCAAGAACTTGTGCAAGTTCGTCTTTTGCTGATATAGACATATATGTCTCCTTTATTATTTATTAAACAGGTCGTCAAAAGCATCATTAACTCCAGTAGTACTTGTTACTGCACTTTCTAATGCTTTACTTGTTGCTGGTGTGTTTGTCTTTTCTGATCCTTTTTCTCCATCTTCATCACTTGGGTTCAACCAATCATGTAGAGCTTCTGCAAGTTCATCATAACTTAATTCGTTATAAACTTCGCGGATGTCTTTTTGGTCATCAAGTAATGTAGATAAAACTGCCTTATCTTCTGTAACTGGTGTTTGATTCGGTTTAACACGGATGTTAGTCTTAGGAAACGATGCTCCAGTTTCTTCAGCTGTTAGGAATTCAACCACGACATCACGCCCATTAACTGGATCACTAATATCACCATAATCAGGATCTGATATAATTGATAATAGTTCTTGATATACGGTTTTACCAAATCCCCAAAACTTAGAGCCTTGGTTTTCTTCACCACGAACACAAACTGGTGCAAAAGTTCTGAGCTTTGCTTCCAATTTTTTGCCAAGTTTCCAATCTTCACGATTTCCACTTGACTTTAGTTTCTCAGCAAATTCTTCAATTGGGTCTGGACGACCAAATGAGATTGGGGAAAGAAAAGTCTTTCCACCTAAATCATAGTGAAAGAATAATTCGATAAACGGTATATCGGAGTTTAGTTTGTAAGGTAAAAGACGGATTTGTGTCTTTCCTGGTTGAGGTTTCCACAAGTTTGTTGTTCTTGTAGTTGAGGTTTGTAACTGATTTAGTCGCTTTCTTACGGCTTCAATATCCATTTGTTATCTCCTATTGTTATTTTTATTTGTTATTAGTTAATTGTCATTGGTGTAACCTTTGACAATAATAAATATTGGGCTGTTTAAAAAACAACCCAAATTTTTACGCTAAATCTGATTTATTCTGTTGCTGATTTAACATTCTTCGCAACATCACCCTTTTGACCTTCGCCGATTTCAAATTCAACTTTCTGACCTTCTGATAAAGTCTTAAATCCGTCTATTTGAATTTCGGAGAAATGGACAAAATAGTCTTTTGAGTTTTCCGTTGCTGTATCAGATATGAAACCATATCCTTTTTTAGCGTCGAACCACTTTACTGTACCTGTGTTCATTGTTTTTCCTTATTTTGTTTATTTATTACTGTAAATCTTATCTGATAAAATCAGACTCCACCATGTGGTTAAATCGACTTACGGAGTTATTGATGACATTTTGCCACAATTTGAATTTTTTATTAAAATATTTTAAAATGATAGGTTTTTTTCTTTGGTGGACCTTTAAGTTCATCCCACTGAGTTTGTAAATTTTCTGATACACTTAGAAAGAAGTGTAATTTACTCCACACCATAATTAAGTGAAAAGAACGATTGAAAAGTATTGCCGAGATAACTCTGTAATTAGCTTCTCTGGGATACTTTTCATCATAACCATAATATTTGTTCCAATAAATTTTCATTTTTTAATTCTCAATATAAAAGGGTGGTGAGTTTTAGATAATTAAAAATTATCGGGTATATGTAAGAAAGCCTCACCACCATTGAATATATATATCACCTAAATTTCTCAAACACTATTTTTTATAGCTAAAAAAATTGGGGAATCCAGAGTCCTCAAACGAGTCCATCGGTATAGTCTAACTATCTATTCCCCAAAATTTTTGAGAGTTCCAAATCGGTAGTCACTCTCAAACCCACCAAGATTTCAAATTACCGTAGAAATCTCATAACCACGGTGCAATTTTATTTAAGTCTTAATGTCATAGTATCAGTATAATCACCATAACTAGCTGTAATCTTTAATGACTTTCCTATCATTTCAGGAAGTAGTCCTACCATAGTATAAACTTTACCATTCTTAGAATAACTTATAGGATTTACGGCTGGATAAACATCAGTTGCTATTCCATTACCCCAAAAAAACCTTTTTTCAGTTTTCCAAGTAACTCTGTGATAACCACTCTTTTCAGATATCGTGCCTTCTAATTTAATAAGTGTTTGTCTATCAGGATTCACTTTAACACTATAACCACCAATACCACCCCTTACTCCGTATCCACTAACTGGTTTAATATTTATCTGACCAATTAAACTTGATATGAATAATAGTGATAATAGTAATAACTTTTTATTTCTCATTATATAACCTTTTCATTCTCTACTCTTTTTCCACTTTAAATATTTCGTCTGCCATCCAACCAAATCTTTTTAATGGTAGGAAACCTTAAACTAAGTTCAGAATCTTTATTAGATGACTCTTCAAAATATTGTACAGTAATTTCTTTACCAATTATCAAATCTGGATTCTCTGAAAATAATCTTCGCTCTTCAACTGAAAACCCTGAACCAACTGAAACATCATAACCTTTATGTTCTATTATTACATTAGTCATGACTTCTTCAGTTGTTTCTAATTTAGTAGATTTGTCAATTAATCTAAACGGACCAACTTCAACACTTTTAACAACATATTCATCATCATGGAATTTCTTAATTTTTAATAAATCATTACTTCTTTTACCTTCATACTCAACATCTTTTCTAATCATATTTCCTTCCCAACCATTACTCTGAGCTTCTGCAATCAACTTATTTAAATGTTCTGTATCATCAATTTTAATTAATTTCACATAAGTTAATATAGTAGAACCCTTTAATGCTGGACGACCATTACCCATTCGTTCTGATAAAATTCGGTTGGACTCTCCTAAATCAAATTCTGATAAGGACAATGAATCAAAAATTTTATATCTTGGATTTGAGATAGTTTCATCTTTTCTCTTTATCTGACTTACGGCTGAAGTAAAATCTTCGTTTCCGTTTTCGTCAATAATACAAAGTTCTCCATCAAAAACTCCATCTTGTATTCCAACTCTCTCAATTTCTTTCCGTACATTATTTAATGTCGTAAATTCATTTCCGGCTCGAGAATAAAAAGTTACATCACCATTCTCTATCCGAGTAATTACTCTAACTCCGTCTAATTTTCTACTCCCATACCAGTCATCTTTTTCAAAATCAATTTTCTTAAAATAATCTTCATATTTTTTAGCTAATACAACTTTAAATTCTGGAATCAACTCTGGATACACCTTGTTAATTATAGAAACTCCTGTTCGAGTCTTTAAGTCTTTATCTATTATACAATATAATAAAGTATCCCACTCCTTATTATCTGATATGAAACCATTTATAGACTTGATTGCGTCATGTCCTGTTAATTTCCTTAAATATAAATCATCAAGTAAATTAAATATATTAGTATAGGTATTTGTAATACCTAAATCTTGTCGTTTCTTTAAAAGTTTAGAAGTAACCCCATATTTTTTATATGGATTATACACATATTCTAAAATTTTGGTCATATCAGTATACGAACTCAAAATTTCCTTTTTATCATTTAATGAATTAGTATTTTGTAATTCTATTACTAATTCATTTAGTCTATCAAAGTTAATTTTCTCTCTCACTTTTTACACTAATTCCAACATTGAAAATGGAACGTTGTAACTCGAACCTCTCATATCAACAATAGCTTTCTTGATATTCATCTTAGTGATGACACCAGGAGTTTTCTTTGTCTTTTGAACCACGAATACTTTAGCTCCAACACATAGTGATGCTTTACCCAACATGGTTTTACAATCATTAATGAAAGCTGATAAGTCATTCAGTTCTGAAAGACTATTTAGTTTTCTAATTTCATTTTTTAAGTTCATTGTTTACTCTCTCTTTTTGTTACTTGATCTTACGACAAAAAAGTGATAAAGTCAAGGCTTTTTTTCACTTTTTTTAATTTATTTGTAAGTTTCCGCGTATATACCCATGCCATTCATTGCCTCGTCAAAATCATGTAGTTCTTTTAACCTACCATTTACCTCGTGAAAGAATTCTTCGGGTAACTCTACCTTCTTTTTCTTTATACAATACCAAGTACAGTAGTTCCCACCCTTATAGTTGATTTCAGCTGTTAATGTTTTACATTTATCACACTTCATAGTTTTTCTCTCTTTATTCATACTGGAATATACCACGAATATTTGATAAAGTCAAGTGTTTTTTTCACTTTTTTTAAGTTTTATTGTGTATCAAATCTAACGCCAGATTATGAGAAAATCTACCAGCTTTTGGACCTCCATTTACCTTACCATCACTTTCACCTGGTACTTTAATCCAAAGGTATGCATCTACTATTTTATTACAAGTTTGAGTGGTTGGATATTCACCAATTGACCTACCATATGGATTAAAATGTTCTTTATTAGCTCCATTTCCGTTACGGGACGTGTCGATTACGAAATGTTTCCCATCTAACCTCTTACTTATAGTCTTTCCATATTTATAACAGGTTGATGTAGCATAATAGTTACTGGTATTGATACTAAACCCTCTAACTTTATGCACATCACACATTCTCAGATATGAGACAGCCTTTGGGACTGATAACCATGTTGGATGTCCAATATCGAGATAGACTAACGCATTTGTCTTACTTAGTAAATCAACTGATTTCTTTATCAAAGATAATCGTTTTAATCCATCAACTACACCCATTTCTTCCATATGTGGAATACAATCTGGTTCGTATATCACAATAGGACTTCTATCACCTATTGCGTCACAAAATTCACTAATAAATTCTAAATACTCTCTATTACTCTCTGCACCACCTTTTGAGTGATGTCCTAAATCTCTGTATGGGATTGAATATATAACTAATATGGGTAAATACGGGTCTGCCCGTTTTAATAGTCTTTGAATTGATTTTTTGGTCTTTCTAATGGTTCTTTTGGGCCCAACTCCAAACCAAAAGGATGTTGGTTCTCTTGTGATTTCTTTTATTGGTGGGTATTCTTTACAAACTTCTTTTCGATTATTCCATTCTGGATAATAAAACCTATAATTCATTTTTTAAGTTTTGGTCAGTCTCCCAGGTATCAACGTTTACAATAGTATAAATTCTTGTTCTAATTTTGTTAAGTCCTTCATCATTTACTAATAATAGAGTATTTTGATATTCTTCCCAAGGTACTGGAAAGGTTTTATCTAACACACCATTATTCTTTTCTCTAATGATTTCATTTAAAGAATTAATAGTATAAAGTGTGTTGGTCTGTTTCTTTCTGTGTAATGCTATTGTATCAACACCTTCAATATAATTATCTTCATTTTGTGGTATATTATAAGTACAAATTAACTGATGATGGTCATCTTCATTAGTGAATACATAAATTTTGTTGAATACTATGTCATGGCACTCGATGATAAGACTTACTGTATCGTAGAGTCTATTTCGTTTAGTGAATGTGCAAAGTA